GAGGATAATGTGGAAGCACAAGTTGCTTTAATTGAAGCTCAGAACGAATACAAAGCTGTGTTAGAATCTGTCAATGGTAAACTGAGCGAATTTAAAACGAACGAAACAGCACTGAGAAAAGAAAACCTTGATATGATAAACTCTGAAAAAGAGGCTGAAAATCAAAGAAGTATTGACTCAGACAGGTTTAACGCTGAACAAATAGTTGGAGCAACGGAGAGGTTGGAGGCTCTAAGGCTAGTTGACCAACAAGAAGCTGAACTAGAGACCACAAGACTACAAAATAAAATAGCTTTATACAAAGAAGGTACACAAGCAAGAGTAGACGCTGAACAAGAGTATGCTGACGCTAAACAAGGATTTGACCAACAAGAGGTAACAAGGTCTAAAGAGATAGCAGAGTCAAAAAGAGCTGACGAACAAGCCTTACAAGACGCAAAATTTGCTTTAGCACAATCTGCGTTGAGTTCTTTATCAGTTCTCACTGACGCTTTTGCTAAAAAAGGCGAAAAACAAGCAAAAAAGGCTTTTAATATACAAAAAGCCATTGGTATGGCACAAGTAGGGATAAATACAGCACAGGCAATTATGAAAGCCGCAGCAGAAACTACTGATATAACACCTATTCAAGCCTTAAGAACAGCAAATATGATAGCAATGGGTGTCGCAGGAGCAGCACAGATGGTCGCTATCGGTATGCAGAAATTTCAACCGTCAGGAGGCGGTGGAGGGGCAACCTCTACTACAACACCCCCTGTTCCTACACAACCGTCAAGCCCGTCTTTCAATGTAGTAGGTCAATCAGGGACAAATCAGATAGCACAAGCATTAGATAGTCAAGCAAACGCACCTGTTCAAGCGTATGTGGTAGCAGGAGACGTTACTACAGCACAACAATTAGAAAATAACACAATACAACAAGCAACTTTTTAAAATAAACAACAATGGAGATAATTGAATTAATATTAGATGAAGAAACACAAGAGTTAAGTGGCATAGACGCTGTTAGCATTGTAGAAAGTCCCGCAATAGAGTCGGACTTTATAGCATTGAAAAATCAAGAGATACAATTAGCACAAATCAATGGAGAAAAAAGGCTTTTAATGGGAGCAGCATTGATACCGAACAAACCTATATTCAGAAAAAAAGACGATGATATGTTTTATGTGTATTTCTCTGAAAATACTGTAAGACGTGCCTCAGAATTATTTTTTATACAAGGAAATCAAAATAATGCCACGTTAGAACACGAATTAAACATAAAAGGCTTGACCGTTGTTGAATCTTGGATTGTAGAAGACACTAAAATGGATAAATCAGTAAAATATGGCCTAGAAGTGCCAAAAGGAACATGGATGATTTCAATGAAGGTCGAAAACGAAGAAATATGGACTGATTATGTAAAAAATGGCAAAGTAAAAGGATTTTCCATTGAAGGTTACTTCGCAGACAAGGCAAAACTCAATGTTAGTCCTGATTTTTCCACTGATTTAGCAATAATAGAGGAATCGGAAGCAAATTTTATGCTTTCTAAGGTGCGAACTGCCCTCAAAACACCTACTAATACAGTAAATGACGCCAAAATTGCTCTAGAATCATATAAAGACTATCCTCAAGCAGTATCGAACAACGCTAAAAGGGGGATTGAACTCAACGAAAAGGTAAATAACAAGTGCGCAACACAGGTCGGGAAGGTAAGAGCATCGACTCTCGCTCAAAAAGGTGCGATTTCATTGGAAACTTTAAAGAGAATGTACAGTTATTTATCACGAGCTGAGGTTAATTATGACGAAGGAGACAGCAAAGCCTGTGGAACTATTAGCTTTTTACTGTGGGGAGGTCTCGCAGGACTGCGTTGGTCAGCAAGTAAACTCAAGGAATTGGGTGAAATAGACCTTGAAAATATGATTATTGATGATAATATGGCTGTTATCAATGATAGATTAGCTTATAATACACAAGAAAAAGCAGAAAAAATAGCACAGGACTTGGGTTGTGATGGTTTTCATACACATGAGCTTGAAGACAAGACTTGGTATATGCCTTGCGAACAGCACGAACTCAAAGAGCCTTGTTGGGAAGGATATGAAATGGTTGGTTTTAAGATGAAAAACGGTAAGAAAGTGCCAAATTGTGTGCCTATTGCTTAAAGTCCACTTAAAGTCCACTTAAAGTACACTTAAAAAACAATAAATTATGAAAAAATCATTCAAAACACCTAGCAGAACAAGCCCGACAAACACGAAAAGAGGCTGTTTATGTCCTAACGGAACAAAATACAGTGTTAAATGCTGTGACGGAAGTCTACAAGCTCAAGGAATAGGCAATATTACAGGCTCTCCACAATAAATATTAAAAAAAAATATAACACTTGTGGTATTCTTACGTTGTGGTTGTATAAATCGTAAATATGAAAGCAACAGAGATACTAAACAAAATTTCAAATATTGTTGGCGTTGAACTTTCTGATGAGAACATAAAACTTGCTGAATACAAATTAGAAAACGGCACTGTTATTACAGCCGAATCATTTGAAGCAGGAAAATCTGTGTTTATAAAAACCGAAGACAAGGAAGTTGCCTTGCCACTGGGCGAATATAAGCTAGAAGATGGAAAAATTCTTATTGTGAAAGAAGAAGGCATGATTGATGAAATAAAGGAGGTCGAAGCTGAAGAAGAAGTCAAAGAAGAAGAACTTGAAGAATCAGTGGAAGAGCCAAAAGAAGAAGTTGAAATGGAATATGTCACTAAACAAGAATTTACTCAGGCTGTAGATGAAATTAAAGCTATGATTGAGGAAAAAATGGGTGGAGACGTTGAAGAGGTTAAAGAGGAAATGAAAGAAGATACCACTGTAAAAGAGGAATTGTCTGCCGTAGCCACTGAGCCAATTAAACATAACCCTGAAAAGGAAAATAAAACCAAATTTAACTTTAAAATATCAAATAACAGAGTAAAAACAACAAGAGACAGAGTTTTTGATAAAATTTACCAAAATAATTAATAAATAAACAATGGCAACAACAACAAACATAACTAGCACATATGCAGGTGAGTTTGCGGGGAAATATATCTCTGCAGCACTGTTAAGTGCGAACACTATTGATAAAGGAGGCGTGGAAGTAATGCCGAATATCAAATATAAGTCTACAATGAAAAACGTAGCCACTGACGCAAATGTAATTAAAAACGCTTCTTGTGATTTTGACGCTACTGCAACAGTGACTTTAACTGAAAGAATAATTCAACCAGAGGAGTTCCAAGTAAATTTACAATTTTGCAAGCAAGATTTTGTATCTGATTGGGAAGCTGTACAGATGGGATATTCAGCTTATGATAAACTACCACCAAAATTTTCTGATTTTATTATTGGACACGTTGCGGGATTAGTAGCTGAAAAAACTGAGAAAAACATATGGGAAGGCGCAAACTCCACAGCAGGTGAGTTTGATGGTCTTGTGACTTTAGCTTTAGCTGATTCCAATGTTATAGACGTAGCATCACACGCTGCAGTTACCAGTGCAAATGTTATTTCAAAATTAGGCTCTATTGTTGACGCAATTCCGTCTGCTTTGTATAACAAAGAAGATTTACACATATACATCTCTCAAAACATTGCTAGAGCATATGTTAGGGCTTTAGGTGGGTTTGCTGCATCGAACAACGGTTATAAAACTGAATCACACATGTGGTACGGAGACCAAGCATTATCTTTTGATGGTGTTAAATTATTCGTTGCGAACGGTCTTAATGACGACACAGCAATGGCTGCGCAAAAATCAAACTTATATTTTGGAACAGGTCTGTTAAACGACATGAACGAAGTGAAAGTGCTTGATATGAGTGATTTAGACGGTTCACAGAACGTCAGATGTATTATGAGATACACAAGTGCTGTACAATACGGCATTGGAACAGAGATTGTTCTGTATCACGCATAATAAATAAAATAATAATAGGGAGCTGAAATGCTCCCTTATTTAAAAACAAACAATATGGCTTGTGATTTAACAATAGGTAGAAAAACACCTTGTAAAGACGTGGTTGGTGGGCTTGTGAAAGCGTGGTTTGTTGATTTTGGAGATTTAGGAACTGTAACAAAAACCGCTGATGAAATAACTAATATGTCAGGGACTTTTACAGCATTTCAATACGACTTAAAAGGCACAAACTCATTGGAGAGTGCTATAACATCTTCAAGAGAAAACGGAACTACATTTTTTGAGACAACTTTAACATTGACTTTACCAAAATTATCAAAAGAAGACCACAAAGAATTAAAATTAATGGCTTATGGCAGACCTCACGTTTGTGTAGAAGACAGAAATGGTAATTTTTTCTTGGTAGGACTAGAGCACGGCGCAGAAGTTACTGGTGGAACAGTAGCCACTGGAACTGCTTTCGGAGACATGTCAGGATATTCACTGACATTATCTTCGTCAGAAGGCGAACCGCCTAATTTTATCAACGGTGGTACAACTGCTGACCCTTTTGCGGGCATGAGTTCTGCAACAGTGACTGTTACTGTAGGAACAAATAGCTAAAATATAATTTTACAGGATAGGGGGGTGGATTTTTATGTCTTACCCCCTTTTTAAATAAATTATGCAAATATTAACGAAAAACGGCACAAGATTTATTAACTTTATACCAAGAACAAGTATAAATAACTCAAAAACACACAGTGTAGTGATTAAATCAGAAGGAAAAAACGAAGTAATTTACACAGACAATGACGCTTCTTTCACTGAGTTAGATTATTATTACAGATATTCTACAACACAAGCGTTAGATGAAAATAGTTACTATTTAATTACAATTACAAACACAACAGATAACAATGTTATCTTTAAAGACAAGATGTATTGTACCGACCAAACATTGTCTGATTACAATATTTCCAATG